GGAGACAATATTACTATTGACAACACAGACCCTAGCAACCCTATTATTAGCTCTACAGCTACAGGTGGCGGTGGTGGTGGTACTGGTGACATGTTAGCTAGTGTATATGACCCTACTGGAAAGGCCGCAAATGCTTTCTCACGTAGTAATATGACTGGTTCACAAAGTATTGACACAATTACAGGTCTTGAAACTGAACTTACTACTTTAAGTAATAGTATTGACACTAAATTAGATGATGACACAATAGTTGAGATTGTACAGAACTCTGACCAAGACAATTACTTCTTTAAACTAAGTGGTCAAACCTCAGCACTACAATCATTACCTAGTGCTACTACCACTAAATCTGGTGTTATGAGTAGACAACAAGTTTCTGACTTAGAGTCTCTTGTTACTGGTGGTGGTGTTAGTGAAGTAGTAGGTGGTGACCTTGTTACAGTTAATAATACAGATGCTAAGAAGCCTGTAATTGATGTTAGTGTAGGTTTCGGAGATTTAACTGGACTCACTAGTGACAATGCTCAACTTAATGCCGCATTAAACAACAAACAACCACAAGCCTCTGTATTAACTAATACTACTGCTTCTTTTACTACAGAACTTAAGACTAAGGTAGATGCTTCCATTGCTGATGCTCCTATTGATGGTATACAGTACACTCGTAAAGATGGTGAATGGTCTGAGTTAGAATCTTCTGGTGGTGGTGGTGGTATTATATTAAGTGAAGGTTATAACTTACCTGTTATGACTGTGGTACAAAACCGTGTATGGGACCCTGTAACCCAAACTCAACTTATTGTTACTCCTTCTATTGGTGGTACTGGTGATGATGTAGTAGCAGGTCTTATTTCAGCAGGTGCTTACCCTAGTGGTACCACTTTTAATAACATGCCTCTACAAAAGATTGAATGGTATTACCGTAATGTACAGCCTACTTTTGCAGGAGATGCTTTCTCTTTTCCAGAAGATGCAGTAGGTCAAAGTGCACATACACAACTATTCCTTAGTAGAACAAATGGTGACATTGACCGTGTACATTATGTATGTCTAATACTAAGTGGTACCTTTGCAGGTAAGACCTACTTTAAAGAAGGTAGAGCTACTACTACTGGTACTTGGATTAGCCTATAATAGTTTAATCAGAGGGGTGTTCCATGTGGGTACTGTAATACTCACTACCCCTCTAACACAGTCATATTATTACAGGCTAAGGAGAATAGCAAGTGGTATTAACTACAGGAACAGCATTAAGTTACTTATTTGGTGCTGTAATCACATTTATGGGATGGACACTTAGGAAATACGTTAATAAAGTAGATGAACTAGACATTAGGGTTACCAGAATAGAAACAATATTAGCAGTACTTGGTGACATTAAATCAGACATCAACATTATTAAAACAGACGTAGAAGTAATCAAATCAAAATATAGAGAATAGTAATAGCCCCCCCTATTTATTTAGGTGGGGCTTTCTTATTTGTACCCTATTAATTAAACCTCCTCTAAGCCTCTCTAACAAGACCTATAACTTACCTATACAATCATACCAACATTATACTAACTCGTCTAAAACCCCCTACTATTGTCCAAATATAACACCTTTAAATAGTAATACTCTCAATACCAATTCACTCACTATATGTTGCACATATGATGCAAGCATCACCCTAAAGGGTAGCTCACTCAAGCAAGGTATTAGGGGTTAATCATAGGGGAAATGTAACACTACGGCAACTATTAGAATATGGGGGAAATGTGGGGGTTTAGTGATGAATATGGAGGTAACGAATATAGTGTTTTAGTAACGAATAGGGGGGTTAGACACTTATGAATCCCCCTACGAATACCAGTCTGTATAATCTCCGCCAAATGAGAATGATTCTCAGGTAGCATTCTAGTAACACATGTTACACCTTGTTACTTTAGCTAAGTTATTGATTCATACGAGATTGACCAAATGAAATATTGATTTGTCGTTAGCAGATTCCCATAATTATTTATTGATTTGTCAGTGGGAATTAGTACTCGTAAGCCCTATTTATAGAATCCTAAAATGAAATTAACGTCAGGTACTTGTATTTATTGAAACTACTGGTTATTTATACAGTAGAAACGGTTTTTAACACATCACCATAATTTAACCATTTCTCACACTATAATCACGTCCCAATATGACCATCATCCACACAGTGTTTTACCACTCTCTACGATGAAATAATCCATCACATAATGTACTATACTATGTCTACACCAATTCCTACTAACGTAGGCGTACCATACTCTGTAGACCATTTATTCCACCATCTACACAGCCCATTTCACGTAGGCGAATGATTACATTGCTATAGTCCCATCACTCCTCTAAGGTGAGTTTACGAGCCTTAGAATAGACATTATTACCTTATAGGGGACTGAATACACCATGATTAGATTAATATATGTTATACTATAACAATAAGGTGATTACATATTACTTTATTCAATTATACTACTAACGCTGAATTCTCAGTATTAGGGTTATTACACAACTAAAAGGAACAAATTATGCCGTTATTTATGAAACCAATCTTATGGGTACTAGAGTCACTTGTAGGTAAATTAGGTAAGACTCTTGTCACTATGATTATGTCTATGGCGAGTGAGAAGTTTATGCAATGGATGTTATTAGACTTAGCTACTCGTATTACTAAATACACTACTAATACTGCTGATGATGTTTGGTTAGCTAAATTTATAGAGAACTTAAAGGAGGTTGAAGCTAAAGAAGAATAATAGTAAATAAATACTTGCACTATATATTAGACCTTGTTATAGTCCTCTCAAACCAATTGTGGTTCCATATAAGGAGAATATAATGAAAGTATTTACAATAATTATTAATAACAATAGCTACACCTCTAATGATGATGGGTTCTTAAACCTTAATGACATTTGGAATAGAGAGTCGTTACCTGATTCTAAACGTCCTTCCCAATTCAACCGTTACCAAACAGGTAAGGCATTACTACAGAGTGGGAATTCACAGTCTATACAAATCAATCACTTAGGTGCAGGAACTTCTACTTACATCGGTGGTGATGAGCTTGCTACAGTAGCTTATGCAATGTAGATTAGTTTTGACTTCTATAGTACTGTAGTAGAATCTTTTGTTGCTTTACGTAATGGTGAGGTTGAGAAAGCTGTAGCATTAGCACAAACAACCTCTATAGAGACTCACTCACACAATAAGTGGATGAACTACGCTGAGACACCTATTAGAGACGCTTGTGGTATGTTAGATGTAAGTCATATAGTTTTATTCATGCAACTTGCCAAGAAGCCTAAGCAGTTAGAAAGCTTTATTGAGCGTGGTATACTAAAGAATAGGAACTATGGTAAGCATGGTAGTTCTTTACGTATTACTCGTTTAGGTAAGGCTTGGATGAAGGAGAATATTGAGGCTATTAATAGTACACTAGAGGCTATACAAAATAGAGTTACCCTATAACCACATGTATGAGCGTTAGCGAGTTGGTTATAATAGTATTATACTTAACACAGGTTTTACATTAAATAATAAGAGATTAAGGTCAAGGGCTATTCTACACTATAACCACTATTGAACGTAGTGAACTGGTTATAATAGTACTACACCATTACGTTAGTAATAATAGTATTGGTTTTGTCTTTAGTCTTTTAGGTTTTAATATAAAATAATCTTTTAAAAAAGAACTTAATCTTTTAATCACTTTAGTATAGTATTATTTAGTATAGTACTCTAACATATAACTGATGTGTGAGCGTAGCGAGTAGTTATATATAATAAGGGTGTCTTTTATTATTTAGTATATTATTTAAGTAATTTTGTTTTAAAAGATTTGTTTTATTAAAAGACTAAAGTCAAAGGCACACTGTTATTAAATTAATAATCTTAATACCAACTCGCTACGCTCACACATTAGGTATTAGTCTTGAACACTTTAAGTAAGGTATATATAGGGGTGTCTTTTATTATTTAGTATAACCCACTGTTATTTAGTGTAATCTATTGTCTAGTATATAGGGGTGTCTTTTATTATGGTGCCCTTATAGTAAAGAAAAGTATAATAATTTTAAATAAAGTGTTGCATACTATAATAATAAGAGTATAGTAACACCTAAGCAATAATGCTTTAATCCATAAGGAGAAATATATGAACAATGAAACAACTACAGCAATCTACCCTACACTAGTAATTTGGGGTAAAGAGGTAGCCCCCTTTAAAACTAACCAAAACTTATATTCATTTAAGGAGCTTAATAAGGCTTTAGGGTTGAGTATGAGACAGATGAATGCAATGCTATTAACCTTACCTAAAATCGTCTTTATGGAAGCTACAGACACACAGGATGCTGTTCTAGTTAAGAATGATTTAACTCAGTATGTACAGATTCATTATAATAGTGTTGGTAACCCTTTTCGTGCTGTTTGCTTTGAGGCTGTAATGGATTTAGTAAGACTACTTAGTTCTGAGGATGAATATATTAAATTATGTAAACAGGTTATGCCATTCCTACCTGCTATTAATGTAGCTAAAGAGATTGAAGCTTCTAGACAACGAGTATTATGTAGTAAGTTAGGTGAAGGAATACCTTTTTAGTATTGCCTAATAAGATTGTATTAGTTATACAGAACAGTTATAATATACGAATACCTACTAGAAAGTAGGTTAATCATTTTCAATAAAGGAGAGTATTATGGAAAGAAATTACGAGCAAGAGATTATTAGTGTAACGCGTTGTCCTGCTAAAGGTTATACAGTAAACAACCTTGGTATGCCAGTATGGTTATATGAAAAACTCATGGCTAAATATGATGGTAGGTCTATTCACTATGCCATTCAACAAGAACTCAAATTACACAATAAAAAGGAAACTAAATAATGCCACTACTTACAAATAAAACAGACGATTGGGTTAGTATTAACACTGAATCACTAATCTCTGTAGGAACACAACTTAAAGCTCAGAATCAATCTAATAAATTCTTTGTTATTGCACTGTCTGACACCAAGCCTAGCATCGATTCATTTGCAGGTGAGGTGATTACACCACTGAGCAATTCAGAGCCGTCTAAGGTCATCCTAACAGGCTCAAAAGAAGCATGGATTCGCTGTACACAAGAAGGTGAACATTCTTTAAACCTATATGTTCAAGATTGGAACCTTTAATTTATACTTTATAATCTAAGGAATCAACATGGCAATTATAAATGAAAAAGAATGGTGGGAATATGTAGCCGAGGGCGGTGATGTAATACCAGATGAACCAACTTATTTAACAGTTAATGATGGCACTGTAGTCCAAGGTACTACCGTTGCAGGTGATGTTGTATGTACATTCACTGCTAGTGACGAAGATGATGCGTTAACATTCAGTTTTACAAATGGTACTAATGTAGAAGGTTATTATTCTATAGATGGTTTTAATGTATTACTAACTAATGAAGGTTTCTCTTACCTTGAAGAAGGGAATGAGTTACCTAATGTAAGTATAACTACTAACACAGGTGTAACTGCAAGCAATGTTATTACTACTGAGTTATTACCAGAAGAACCTAGATGGTACTGGAATATGCGTAGCCCTAGTTATGTAGCTTTCCCTGCACCACTTAATATTGATGGTGCTTTCTCTCATAAATTAGTAGGTAAGTTCAGCTCTAACAGTTTCCACTTATTGTCAAACTCATCAGGTGCACAGTTCAGAGTCTTTATGTCAGGAACGTCATATAATCTATTCGCAGGTACAGTTAGTAATGTCCTTCCAGTAGTAAGCCTTGGTCAGACAATTAGAAAATCACTTGAAACTGGTGTTCATACTTTAGAATATGGACGTGATGGATTAGGTGAATGGTATGTTAAAATAGATGATGTTAAAGTAGGGTCTACTGTAAACCTATACCCAGACTTTGTGTCTTACAATACCTTTGGTAGTGAGGTTGAAGGGTCTGGTGTCCCTGCTTTCAATAATACACATTGGAATCATGAAATAACTGGTGTAAGAACAAATGACTACCCAACAGGTGAGCTAATTATGCCTTTTGCTGAGGGTTACAACACAGAGCATGAGTCAATAGAAGAAAGCAACAATCTTATAATTACTAAGGTTGGTGATGTCTCAGAAAGGTACTCACAAACAGTACCTAGTTAAGGGTACATAAATTATTAATCCAAATAAAGGAGAAACAAAATGGCTAGAACTAAAGGTAGTGTAATAGTAACAAAGAATATAGAAGTAAAAGAATACTTACAAAAGGTAGGTCAGGACATTTATGACTACAATTCATTCACTAACTTCATACCAGAATGGTTAGATGACTTATTAGCAGGTAGTGGTAACTTACAAACAGGAACAAGACCACCTTCTTCATATAGAGTATTTCGTATGATTAGTGTGTTAGATGAAATCAGTACTATTACAGTAGCTGAATACCTCAATGTAAAACGTATTGCTACAGGGGAGAAGTTATATTCAACTACCACAATTAAGAACTGGATGAATAGTCTGGTATGTGCAAATAAGGCTATTACACACCACCTCAGAGGAGACTTCACTTATAATGACACCGTAGTAGATGAAAAGGGTTTAAAAGCCTCACAAGTCTTTAAAGAAGCTACTATATTATATAATGGTGAAGTAATCCTAGCTAAAGATTTACATAAACAGTTACAACACTGTTACAAATAATAATAACAATCCAATATAGGAGGTTAAATGAAGTATTACGAAACAGGAATGAAAGCCGAGAAAGAGTTTTGTGCATTGATGGAAGATTATGGTGGTGCTTACTTGAACACCTCTATGGTACAACAGAATAAAGACATTGATTGCACTATACGTAAAGACAAGAGAACAGTTAGTGTTAAGGAACAACATAGTGCTGACAAGTTCAATATGTTTTTATTTGAATATAAACAAATTAGGACTAGGGACCTTGAAACTATAGATGGTAACTTTATTTCATGTGAAGCTGATTTATATGCTATTGCCACTCCTAGCTCTTGGTATATATTCGATGCAAGTAAACTAAAGGAATATGTAAATAGTAATAATTGGTCTACAGTCTATACAACCGCTTATACAGAAAGCCTAAATAGGAAGTATAAAGGTATGCAAGGCTATGACCGTACTATGTCTTACAAGGTCCCTATTAAATCATTGGTGAATAATGGATGTTTTCTATACAAGTGTAAAAGAAAATGAGAATTATTACCATCTAAGTTAACATAATGGTATTATTCGTGTTATAATAACCCTTATAGAGACACAAACACAAGCGAGGTTATATGGCTAAAGCTACACAAATACCACTTGACCCTTTCAAATTAGCATTTATATTCAAAGACGTTAGTTGCACTAAACCTGCTAATAAACCTCTAGCTGAATGGTTAGATTTTATGATTAGTAATCACAAGGAAGATTTACATTTCCTTTACAGGGCATCACAAGAATATATTAAACATGGTGGTGGTTCAGTTTATACAACTACCGCTTGGTATAAGAGATTAACCAAGAACGTAGCCATCGCCCTAAAGGAGTACTAACGTGGTAAAACATAATATACAAGTTACTGAACCTCTACATATTGAGAATACAGTTAACTCATTAGCATTAGCAGACTTAAGATTACCTAAGGCATTCACAACATACCGTGAAATGCTGAATGATGAAATCATAGGTGGTGCAATGTCACTAATCAAATCACTAATAAATAAAGTAGACTTTAAGATTACAACACCAGAGGATGCTTCTAAAGAAGAAATTAAACTAATTAAAGGTTTAAACAAATCACTTGGTAATCTTGAAGGAATGACTAAAACAGACTTTGTAAACTATATTCTAAGTGAATTAGACTATGGACACAGTATGTTTGAAATGGTATTTACAAGAACTGGTGGCGAACAGGTATTTAAAACCTTTAGCCCCATTCACCCTATTAACGTAAGCAAATATGTTTACGAAAGAAACACTCTTACTGAATTACAATTAACTACTGCTGAGAATGACGGTTTACTTATAAGAAACGTCAAGACAGACCAGAAAGTTAAAGGTGACAAAGTATTAATGTTTCGTATTAACCCTGACTTAGACAACCCGTTAGGTCAATCACTACTAGCAAGGTGTTATAAGCCTTGGAAGAAGAAAGAAATTGCTAGTGAGTATGAACTCATTGGTGTAGCTAAGAACCTTAGTGGTGTATTAAAGATTAAAGCACCTGCTGATTACATTAACGCTTACTACAATGACCCTACTAGTGACAACGCTAAGTATATGGAAGAATTATTTGACCAAGCTGAATTGATTCACGGTGGTAAGTCTCCTTTTGCTGTAGTTGCTTCTGATGTTACAGATGGTGGACAAACACTATTTGACATTACTACTCTAGGTAATAGTGCAGGTAATGATTCAGACACTAATGCAATCATTGGACGTTATGAGAATTCTATACTAATGACTTTGTTTGCAGACATTATGAGTCTTGGACAAAATGGTGGTGGTTCTTTTGCATTAAGTGATTCAAAGACTAATATATTAACACTTGTTGTAGAGTCAATACTTAAATCAGTTTCACAGAACTTTACTAAAGCAGTTAAAACAGCTTACGAAATAAATGTTGTTGAACCTACTAGTAGTTACCCTACCTTAGAATTCGATGTAGTTGAGAAACTAGACTTTGAAGCCTTTAGTAGAGGATGGCAACGTATGGTTAGTGAAGGTGTTGTTAAAGCTGATGATGAATTGGAAGATTGGGTACGTAAAATGTTCAATGCTCCTAAGAAAGACACTACTACTTCCCGTGAATTAAGTGGTACTAAGGCTGACTTAAATGACCGCAAAGAGAAGGAGAAGTAAATGAGTTTTGATTCTGGTAATTTAGCAAGTAACCCTGTAGACCGTATTCGTTTAATGGTTGGTGACATTAGCCCTGATTGGCCTTTGTTAGATGACTCAATATATGAGTACAGTTACTACAACAATAACCAAGATGAAATGCTAACAGCTATTGACTGTTTAGAGAATATTATTAATTACTATGCTCTTAACCCTACTGATGAAACATTCGGTGATGTAGACAGTTCAATCTTTAGTATTTCAGCAATGGAGAAAAGACTTAAAGCCCTTAAGATGAAACAAGGTGCTGACAAGACTGGAACTTCTCGTATTCCAATTATGATTCGTGGTAATAAACGTAAAGATTGGAAAGACTTTGATGGATTATTCGGAGAAAATAAATGAGTTGGTTAGAAAAGATTATGAACGGTCACGGTAAACGTGCTGAGACTGCTCAAGAGGATTCACTAGCACATTATACTAAAGTATTAAAAACCTTAGTATACGATGATGAATTAGTGAAAGAATTAGCTCCTGTATTTTCAAAGTTACATGGGACTGATGGTTTCGACAAAGTATTTGAATTGTTAGAAACTAAAGAGAAGCAGATTTCTGCTATAAGTGGTGGAGATTGGCATGAGCAACAAACAGATGCTAATCAAGACTTAAACACAGATGAACAAGAAGATGAAGTTGAAGCACTGAGTGCCACTGAAATTCTTGCAAATAAATATAAACAACAATAAGGAATAAATAGTATGCCAGTTATAGCAACAGTAAAAGCACCAGAACAGTGGATTATGGAAGTTAATGGAGGTTACGATGTATGTTTTGCAGAAGTAACTTTAGCCGCAGACGCAGTAGATGGTGAAATTGTAGATGGTGGAATCGTTTCTGCTGGTGGTTCTACAGGTGAAATTGTACGTGTTATGGTTCGTGGTAACCCATCGATCGTTAAAGCTTCTGAATTAACAGGTGATGTTTCAACTTTACCTGCATCAATCGTAGTAGCATAAATCAAATATACGGACGGGTAATCTCGTTCGTTACAATAATATAAAAGGAAAATAAATACAATGGCTATTTTAAACAACTCAACTTACGTTGACCGTACTAAAGCAATCACTCTAATCCCATTCAAACCTAACCTAATCTCTGCTTTAGGATTATTTGGTGAAGAAACTTCTAACGCTGATTCAATTACATTTGATGAACGTGAGTCTCGTCTAGTAGTTCTTGATGACCACCTACGTAATACAGACAAGAAAAATGGTGTAGATGCTTCTGAGTACAAAACTCATTTACTACCAATCCCACATTACCCGATGGAAGGTACAATCACTGTTAAACAGCTTAAAGGTATTCGTAACTTTGACACTGATGTTGAACAAGCAATTGAAGGTGCAGTAGCAGAAGAACTTGAGAAACAATCTGAGCAACATGACAACACATTAGAATACTTACAAGCTAACATGCTTTGTAAAGGCGTTCTAGCTACTACTAACTTTGGTACAATCGACATGTTCTCTGAGTTCGGTGTTACTAAGAAAACTTCTGAAATTGACTTTAGTGCTACTGCTTCTATGGAATCTCAATTCCGTGCATTGACTAACCAAATTAAGAAAACTTACGGTGGTCGTTTACGTGGTTATGTTATGTTATGTGGTGCTGATTTCTTCGATGCTTTCGTTAGTCAAGAAGGTATTAAAGAAGGTTACTTAGTAGCAGGTCAAAACTCTCCACTACGTAATGAATTAGGTGAAGTTGCTAACGGTTATGTTTCATTCCAATACGGTAACATTACATTAGTTCAATATGATGACGTATTCAACGTTAAAGGTTCTAGTGTTCAACCATTAGCTGACGATGAAGCTGTACTATTACCACGTGGTTCTTTAGGTAATGTATTCTTTGGTCCAGTTAGTAAATTGTCTGGTGTTGGTGCTTCTGGTGCTAAACGTTTCGCTAGTTCATACCGTGACCCTAAAGACCGTTACGTTGAAACTGAAAGTGAACAAAACACTTTAGTAGTATTACAAGAGATTGCTTCTGTATTCTACTTAACAATTAAAGCTTAATTTAAGTTAAGTTACATCATAGGAGGGTATGGGTTTATTCCCTGCCCTCCTTTTTTCGTTTATAAGGAGCATAAATAATGGCATATAAATACACACAAGACCAGTTAAAAGAGATTAGACTAGTAAGACCCCTTTCACGTAAACAGGAACTTTACCTTAATGATGACGTTAATGACATATGTTGTTGGGGAGGAAGTGCTGGTTCAGGAAAAAGTGAGGTTAGTTTAATTGATTTGTTAGTTAGTGGTTATGATGACCCACTATTTAGAGCTATGATTATACGTAAAACGAAAGAAGTGATGAAGAATGCAGGTAGTATGTATGACAGTGCATGTGATTTATTCTCTGAGTTTGGTATTAAACCCCGTGGTCAAGCTATGGACTTCCAATTCTCAAGTGGTGCTAAACTAAAACTAGGTGCTTTAGACAAGGAACAAGACAAGCACAACTACCAAGGAGCACAATGTACACGTTTCCTTATAGATGAAGCACAGCAATTACCAGAGCAAGGTGTATTATACTTAGGCTCTCGTCTACGTAGTAAATCTAAGAAGAAACACCAATTAAAGTTAACCTGTAACCCTGAGAAGAATTCTTACTTATGTCAATGGCTAATTAAAGGTGGTTACTTAGATGAAAAAGGATTCCCTGTTAAAGAAATGGATGGTAAGACTACCTACATGGCAGAAGTAGCAGGTACAGTAGAGTTTAGAAAAGAATACCAAGACTTTGTTGATGAATATGGTGAAGAATTTACTACTGAATTAGAACCACAGAAGTTTGTATTCTACTCTGCTAACGTATATGACAACCCATGGATTGTAAAACACTTACCTAGTTATATTGGTAAACTTAAAAACTTACCTAGAGTAGAGAGAATGAAACTTTATGAAGGTTGTTGGTTTGCTGATGTTGGTGGTGGTTCACTATTCAAACAAGAGTGGGTTACTATGGTAGACTCTGCTGATGTACCTAAACATTTACGTAGAGCTAGAGCTTGGGACAGAGCGGCTACTAAGCCTAATCCTAATAACCCTGACCCAGATGCTAGTGTAGGTATTAAAGGCTGTCTAGATGAAGATGGTAACCTATGGGTTGAGGATGTAACTATACTAAAAGACAGACCTGCTATGGTACAACAAGCTATTGAAAAGGATGGTTCCAAAGATGGTAAGGGTTGTGTAGTAGGTATTCCTCGTGATGTTGGAGCGGCAGGTAAAGAAAGTGCTGACAACTGTAAATCAAAGCTAAGTCGATTAGGTTTTAATGTTATAATATGTAATACGAACAAAGGAAAAGCATTACGTTTTGAACCTGTTAGTATATTAGCACAAGAACGTAAAATCTTTGTAGTAAATGCACCTTGGAATAAAAAGTTCTTTGAGGAACTAGAATCTCTAGACTTCAATGTACGTAAACGAGGTGTACACGATGACCAAGCCGATGCTTTGGCAGATTTACTGTTCATCCTAACTAAGAAAATGATTACTACTCAGATTAAGATTAGTCCACAACGTAAAATAAGAGGTAGAACAAGACTATGAGTAAAAGAACAAGAGGTTTAACTAGACATATATATACCGTTATTCGTAAAGATTATGATGATTATATATATAAGAGAGGAGAAGGTCAACTAGTACCTTTAAATAGACCTAAATCATCTCTAGAGCCTGTAGCAGACCTTCAAAGACTAGAGATTGAGGCTGAGTTAGAGCTACACACTAGACAGGACTTCCCTGTTATTGACCCCTCTGTTTACACTAATGAGGGAGGTAGGTTTACAGGTATAGGTAAGAGTGTTGACCCTGATTACGTTATGTTTAAAGGTTCCCCTTTTACAACTATAGGTATTAACTACTGGGAAAACAATGGACAGAGTAGTTATAGACGTTGTTATTTAATATACACCTCTGCTGAGGAAAACATAGTAAATGACCGAGCTTTCTATGAAGTTGATTGGAGTAACCTTTCACAATTTGAACAAGCAGTTGATGGAGTAGAGTTTATGAATACTCTAGTTCTCTCAAAAGTAATAAACTAAAGAGTGGGTACTCCACTCTAATATAAAAGGAATAAATATAATGGCACAATTTGTAGATGAAACAATTACCGCTGAGATTGTAGCGGCTAAGAATAAACTAGTATTACAGGCTAACAGAGCTGAGGAAATATTAGACACATGGACAGAACCAACTAGTGGTATAGGTGAAGCCCCTATTGACGGTAAACAGTATGCTCGTAAAGATGCAGATTGGAGTGAAGTTACTACAGTAGACGCAGGTGTTATGTCTGTAGTAGCAGGAGACAATATTACTATTGACAACACAGACCCTAGCAACCCTATTATTAGCTCTACAGCTACAGGTGGCGGTGGTGGTGGTACTGGTGACATGTTAGCTAGTGTATATGACCCTACTGGAAAGGCCGCAAATGCTTTCTCACGT